CCCAATACAGAATTCGATTAGAAGCAATCTGTGAAAAGATTGTGGCACAAGAATCAGTAGGTTTGGATGATATGATTTGGGCAGAGAAACTTGCTAAGGCAAATACTTCTGCCCGTGAGATACTTAAAAAAGCAAGAGGCCGTGCTGCCAATCCTGATATGGTAGAGGGTAGTATGGACGACTTTATGAACAAGATGGGTTTGGGTGATCCAGATCCATCAAATCATCGCACTGGATTTGGTAGTGCTGATGAGATTGTAGATTGGTTCAATCAAGACAAACCTGATGACTGGAGACAACGTGACTGACAAACTAACAGCAGTAATTTACTCTAATGGTAGTCAAGAGTGTGAGCGTATGGCTATGCTCCTTGAATCTACTCCAGGAGTAACTGAATTTCATGAATATCTGCTTGGGGTAGACTTTAGTGATAAACAATTCCGCATGGAATTTGGTAAGAATTCAACATACCCTCAATGTGCTATTGGTAATAAGCATGTTGGTAGTCTCAAGGAAACACTCCAGTATATGAGTGATAAAGGAATGTTTCTTTAATAATTATAAAATTGTATCACATTTTACAAAACTATTTGCATACATAGAATACAAGCACTATAATGTGCTTACGTTCATCAGAGGAAACTCTGACGCAAGTAAGTCGCGGAACGGGTCGTTCATCCTCTTTAGAGGACGCAAACGACTGAAGGAACGGGAGTTAATTCACCCTAGTATTTCAGGAGACTGACAATGAACACACTTCTAATGATCAAGAAGCAATTGGATAAAGCCAATGCTCTTCATGACGCCCAGATTCACCACACCGCTTATCGTGGATGTGAGTTTTGTGTGGGCAACCATGAACCCAAAGAGACTCACGGCACATTCCATTATCGCGGACACGTTTACACCAAGTAGAAGAGACAGAGGGGTTAACCACCCCTCTTTTTTTGTCTAGGTATAAACTCGTAGGCATAAATTTTTATTAAGGTTTCCTGACAATTCATATAGATAATGATAGAATTAAGAGGTGAGAAAAGTGTACTGAAAATTCGATCTACATTATGTGTTAAATCAATCGTGGAGGTTATCATGCATAATCTTATTTCATACAATCAATTAGCAGGATGGAAACAAAGTTTAGTGAGGCTGGAGAATACTTTAGATAGGAGTGCGGAAGAATCAGATCTCATTAACGACTACTATAATTGTCTAATTGAATGTGACGACGATCAAGGAACATGTAAACGAATTTGTAGGAGAATTCTAGAATAGTCTGAATGGAGGGTTGACTACCCTCCTTTTTTTGTGTATAATTAGCTTTGTCAGCGTTAATCATGATGGATAAAGAAAAGCTCAAGCTAATCGTTAGAAATCTAGAGTCTCTTGTTGAGTGTTTAAAGTCAGAAGTTTATTCTGATGTAGATGCATATAAACCTGATTATGATCAGATCGCTTCACACTTGTCAGATTACGATGAAGTGTTCTATAATGACGATGATGGATATCCAGACTAATCATGTACGAAGAACTTAATTGTTTTGAGGAAGCCCTCAAACACTTTGGTACAAGGGTTGATGTAATTATTGCTATGGAGATGGCAAAAAAGTTACCTCCTGAAGAAGCATATCAACGTATCAAAGAAGAACTCAAAGAAGTAAAGAAATGCCGTAAGCAATTTAAAGCCAATGAATGTTAAATTAATTAGTGTAACTCCTGATGCAGAAAAGCACATGGCATACTGTGCTCGGGTAAGTAATCCAAATAACCAAGAGAATGATAACTTCTCTGGTTTGTTGAAGTATTGTATCAAGCACCAGCACTGGAGTATCTTTGAACAAGCAACAATGACTCTGGAGATTAATACTACTCGTGGTATTGCAGCTCAGATTCTGCGTCATCGTTCTTTCACATATCAAGAATTTTCACAACGTTATGCTGATAGTTCCTTACTCGGCAAGACGATTCCCCTACCTGAACTCCGTAGGCAAGACACTAAGAATCGTCAGAACTCTATTGATGATTTGGATACGGCGGTTATTGATAGTTTGAATCGTCAGATGGAGACTTTGTTTGACTCCTCTATGGCACTCTACAATCAAATGCTAGAGCGTGGAGTAGCAAAGGAGTGTGCAAGGTTTGTATTGCCTCTGGCTACGCCTACACGCCTCTATATGACGGGTTCAGTACGTTCTTGGATTCACTACATTGATTTGCGTTCAGGACACGGTACACAGAAGGAACACATGGACATTGCGAATGCTGCAAAGGCAATCTTTATTGAACAGTTTCCTGCTGTTGCTGAAGCACTTGAGTGGAATTAATAAATACCCTTATACTTTTTATGTAATCTATGGCTGTATACCCTGTTATCAATAGAGAAACTGGTGAACAAAAAGAAGTTTCAATGAGTGTTCACGATTGGGATCAATGGAGAAAGGACAATCCTGATTGGGAAAGAGACTATTCGGATCCTTCAACCTTTCCAAACTTCGGTGAGGTTGGTGAAGTCTATGACAAACTGAAGAAGTCTCACCCAGGTTGGAATGATGTACTTCGCAAAGCGTCTAAGGCTCCAGGTTCCACAGTAAAACCACTCTAACTTCTCACATGCCAGTAAGAAAAACAAAAAACCCTGTTCCATTCGGAATGAGTAACAAGCAAATGAAAAGAAAGAAACCAATCAATCTAGACTTCATTAAAAAGATTGAACCTCTTACGGAAAACCAAGAAGAGTTCTTTAGATCTTATAAACTAGATCAGAACATTGTTGCTTATGGTTGTGCTGGTACAGGTAAAACCTTTATCGCACTGTATAATGCAATCAAGGATGTTCTGAACGATAAGACACCTTACGAAAAGATTTACATTGTAAGATCTCTTGTTGCTACCAGAGAAATTGGTTTTCTTCCTGGAGATCATGAAGACAAATCTTCTCTTTACCAGATTCCCTATAAGAATATGGTGAAGTATATGTTTGAGATGCCTGATGATGCAGCGTTTGAAATGCTGTATGGTAATCTCAAAACTCAAGGAACAATTAGTTTCTGGAGTACTTCATTCATTCGTGGTACTACACTTGATAATGCTATTGTATTGGTTGATGAATTCCAAAACTTGAACTTCCACGAACTTGATAGTATAATTACTCGTGTTGGTGAAAACTCTAAGATTTTATTCTGTGGTGATGCAACTCAATCTGACTTGATTAAATCTGCAGAAAAGAATGGTATTGCTGACTTCATGAAAGTACTTCGTATCATGCCTTCATTTAATATTGTAGAGTTTGGCCCAGAAGACATTGTTCGTTCTGGACTTGTCAAAGAATACATTCTTGCGAAAATGGAATTGAATCTATGAGTTTTATTCATCATAATTTCTTAGGTGATCTTGAATTAGAAAAGAAAGAAACGAATGGCATCCGTCTCTATAACCTTCCCAATGGAGACTGGGTGCCTTCTATTACGTCTGTGACTTCTTTTTATAACAGACAAATCTTTGTTGAATGGAGACAAAGAGTAGGTGTTGAAGAAGCAAATCGTATCACGAGACAAGCTACTGCAAGAGGTACAGACTTCCACGAGGTAGCACAAGACTATCTACTCAATAAAGAACTAGACTGGAATAACTATCTTCCAGCATCTAAGTTTATGTTTCATCATTTGAAACCTGAACTAGATAAGATAAATAACATACATGCTATTGAGCGAACACTCTATTCAGAATACCTTGGTTTAGCTGGTAGAGTTGACTGCATCGCTGAATACGAAGGAGAACTTGCAGTCATTGACTTTAAAACATCCACAAAAATTAAACCTGAAAAGTGGATTGAAAATTACTTTGTCCAGGAAATGTTCTATGCTGCTGCATACTATGAATTGACTGGAATCCCCATTAAAAAACTCATCACACTTATGGTAACTCCTGGTGGTGAGGTAAAAGTATTTGACAAAAGAAACAAAGGGGATTATATTAAACTATTAGTACGTTATATTAAAGAATTTGTACATCACAATACTAGGCCAAATGGAGAATGAACTAGAAAAGGCTCTAGAAAATAAGTTTTTCTGTCCATCAAAGTTTGCACAAGAAATCGAATCTCTTGTT